GAAAAGGCGATACAATATCGAGACCAAATAAAATCTCTTAAGTAATTTAATCCACCTTTATGGTGGATTTTTTATTTCGTATATTTATAGTTATGGAAGGATGGAGAAAATTTGCTGAGTCTTTGGAACTAACAAAAGAGTTAGAAGAAACTTATTATAATATTAGAAGATTTTTTCAAAAAGAAGGGTGGACACAAAAAGACATTGAAAAACCACCATATTATCCAGAAGTCTTAATGTATTATCACAGAAAAATTCAACCATTGATTCGGGAAATAGACCAAACAATTAGAGATTATGGTTTTAATGTTGACGGAACTGAAGTTCATTATTATATTATGGATAAACTTCGTCATATAGATGACATAACCCCATTAAGAAAACCAAATGGCAATAACGAGCGAGATAATTAGCGGAACTACGATTTTAAATGAAGTTCAATCATCAAATATTGTAAGAACACAATACGATACATCAACAAAAAAAATGATTGCGGAATTCAAAAATGGTATGAGATATGAGTATGATGATGTCCCACATCAAAAATATACCGAATTTAGATCAGCTCAATCACAAGGAAATTATTTTAATAAAAACATTTCTAAAACTTATCCATACAAGAAACTATAATTAGAAAGTATTTATCTATATGAATACAACAGAACTAATTAAAAGTTTTGAACCACAAAAAGAATTAAATCCTAAAATATGGGAAAAAGAGGGTAATTCATATGAAATGAAACCCGAAGTAAGAAATCGTTTATTAGAGATTGCAAATCAGTTTATTGAATATCTCAATATAGAACTTATTGTGACAGACATTGTTCTAACAGGATCATTGGCAAATTATAATTGGTCAAAATATTCTGATTTTGATATTCACATAATTGCAAACTTTAATCAATTCCCATCATCACATGTCGATTTATATAAAGAATTGTTTATGTTAAAAAAGGCAATTTTTAACAAAAATCACGATATAAGGATTTTTGGTTATGAAACAGAGTTATATGTTGAATCGGAAGATGAAGCACATTTTTCAAGTGGTGTTTATTCTTTATTATATGATGATTGGCAAAACAAACCAAAAAAAGAAAATGTAAAAATTGACAAAAACACAATCGAAAGAAAGGCAAAACAATGGATGGATAATATTGATGGTGTTTTAGAAAATATTGAAGACGAAGATATTGAAGATGCCAAAGAGTTAATTTCAAAATATAAAGATAAATTGAAAAAATTCAGAACCTGTGGACTTCAAACTGGTGGGGAATATTCTTCAGAAAATTTGGTGTTTAAGATCTTAAGAAGGAATGGATATTTAGAAAAATTAAGTGATGCTTCACACAAAATTTTGGAAAAAGGTTTATCAATGAAACAATAAAAAAAATAAAATAAAATAAATGTATTTATTGATATATTTATTAAGAAAAAATAATTCACAATACAAAAATAATTATGGCAGGAATTAAACCTATTGGTAGCGAAAAATTAGAGGGAATGGATAAATTAAGACGAATAATGGAAATTGCTCGTTTTAAAGAAAATATTCCACAAATTAATAATGATCTTCAATCAAGTGAATATAAAATTAATTTGGCCGATGGTAATACTTACGAGATTATCAAAGAAAGACAAGGATATATCATTAAAAGAACTATCAACGAGTCAGAAACTGAATATATTGACAACATTAAAGGAAGAAAATATTATTCATCATATTCTCAAGCGTTAAAAAGATTGAATTTAATGATTAAAGAAATTAATACTAATTTTGAAAATCACGAAGGAACATCGCTTTTAGGTGAGCAAAAAAAAAAGTTCATACTAAAAACTAAAAAACCAAAAACAACAGAAGAACCAGGAGCAGAAACTACTGAACCTGCACCCGCACCTCCTGTTTCTGAACCTGCTCCCGCACCTTCTGCAGAACCCCCAATGCCCGATATGGGAGGTGAGGCTCCGATGCCAGAACCTGATATGGGAGGAGAAGCTCCGATGCCTGATATGGGCGGAGAAGCTCCGATGCCTGATATGGGCGGAGAAGCTCCGATGCCAGAACCCCCGATGCCTGATATGGGTGGAGAAGAAGAACCAATGCCTATGCCTGAAATGGGTGGTGAAGAGGAAGAAATTGATATCGAAAAAAAACCAAAAGAAAAGAAAGTTTCTGATCTAAAAAGAATTCAAATTTTAACTGGCAAATTAGCACAAAAAATTAGAGCTTATGATGAAGAAAAAGAAATGGATGCTAAAGATATAAAATATATCATCAATTCCATTTTATCTGCAATTGACGTTGATGTTTTAGATGAAGACGACATAGAACAAATTATTTCCAAATTGGAAGGTATTGAAGAAGAAGGTGAAGAAGAGGATATCAAAATTAAAAAGACAGAGGTAGAAGAACCTGAAATGGGTAATGAAGATGTTGCCCCTGAACCACCACAAGAACCTGAAATGGCAGAAGGGTATGATAATTTTGCCGACGCATTTCAAGACTTATTGGGTGGAGCGTATTCTAACGTCGCAATGAGAAACATGCAAGGAGAAAAAACCGAATCATCGATACATCATTATGACGAAGATTTTGATAATCAAGACGAATACCATAGAGAAAGAAGAAAAGGAAGAAAAAATTATCCAAATGTTGATAGATTTGAACATGGAACTTTCGCTGAATCTACGGTAGATAAAGTTTTATCAAAATATTTTGTTTTAAACGAAGAAGACAACACGGAATATCAAAAAACAAAAGAAACAAAAACAAACCAACTATACAAACAAAATAAGGAAAATGTAATTCGTCTTTCTGAATCAGGAGATCAATTGGATGTTTCATTAAATTATATTAACGAAAACCCAAGAACAAGATTAATAGGATTATCAACAAAAGGTAATTTAATTTTTAAAGAGGGATTGAACGAAACTAAAATCACAAAAAATGGTGATATTATATGAATCAACTGATTTATATTAATGGTTTAGGTCCTAACTATAAAGGAGATAATATATATGAATTTATTTTCTCCGATACTTTGGAAGTTTTTGGTGAAAATTGGGAATCAAAACCAGCAAATGGTTATCCATCTCCACCTGATTTAGAATACATAAGAAAAGTTGGAACTTTAATTAATGAAGGTGTAAGTTTTGATTTGGTTCAGAATTCAGATGTATTTTCTTTAATTGATTCTATGGATGGTGTAATTGCTATGGGTTGGGAAGTTGAAACTGACGATATTGATTTTTCATTAGTTAAACGTTTAGTTTTTCATTTTGGAGAATCTGAAGAAGATGTTAAAAACAAACTATATGAGAGAGATATAGTATTAGAATTTGAAAAAAAAGTTGTTTATGAAAACTAAAAAAAATATTTTATTCTTAATTGAGAATGGATTGTCTTCAAGAACCATTAGTTCAATGTCTGATAAACAAGTTGGTTTGTTAGTAGAAAAGTTTAAAAAACTGAAAAAGTCGGAAAATAAAGAACAAACACAAGTTGTAACACAAGTTTTTGATTCAAGTAAACCCGATGAAAAGGCAAAACTAAATCAAATGTTAAAAAACCCAACAAAACTACAAGGTCAAAATATTGAGGTCAAAGAAGACGAAGAAGATTCGGTAACATCACAAAATGTATTTTCAAAAGACGTTTCACAAGAATATACAGGCCAAGAAGCTCCACATGATGAAACATCTATGCAAGATGATGGTATGGGCGATGATTCAGGTGAAAATAGATCAATGATGGGTATGGCAGAATCTGAGATTAACGAAAAATTTGAATCAAAAGCTCAACAAGGTTTATTTTGGGCTCGTTGTAATAAGTGTTCAGACAAAAAATGTAAGTGGTGTAAAATGGCAAAAGAATTTTCAGATTCGACATCTAAGAAAGATTACAAAAAAATGCCGGAAAAAATTCATCCTGAAAAAACCGTTAAATACAAAAAAAAGAAAACAAACGAAAATTTACAAAAATTTTTAGAAGATAGAATTGTTAATATTATTGAAAATAATATTGAACCAAAAATGACAAAAAAAGATTTGATTAATACGATTACAAACAAATCTAAAAAATCAGACTCTATGATTATCCGTAGACCAAAAAAATTAACAATGTTTTCTGACGAAGCACCTATGGAATTACCAATAGGTAAAATGTTTTCAATTGGTAAAAAGTAATCTTTACAACAAACACCCGTAAATGATATTTATAACATATGGGGTTTTCTAAAGAACAAGTAATGATCGAATATGTGAAGTGTATGAATGACACTCCATATGCTCTTAGAACATATTTACAAACATACGATAATACCGTATCTAAATATGTTCCTTTGGAATTATTTCCTGATCAAATTTCATTATTAAAGGATTATGAAGACTACGAGGAAAATATCGCATTAAAATATCGACAAGCAGGTGTATCTACGGTAACTGCCGCTTGGATTTCAAAAAGATTGGTATTTGCAAAAAAAACACAACCAGAAAAAATTCTAATAATTGCCAATAAACTTGATACCTCGATGGAGATGTCAAATAAAATTAGAACATTTGTTGATCAATGGCCATCTTGGGTTGGTGCCGGATTTTCTGCTGAAAAAAATTCACAAAGACATTATAAATTAAATAACGGATCTGAAGTTAAGGCTGTTGCAACATCAAAAGATGCACTTCGTGGATTTACACCAACAATTCTTATTTTTGATGAGGCAGCCTTTATTGAAGCCGATGGTGATTTTTGGGCTGCTTGTATGGCATCACTCTCTACGGGTGGTAAAGTAATTGTAATATCAACACCAAATGGGTATGACCCAATATATCACGACATTTACGATCAGTCATTGAAAGGAATGAACCAATTTAAAATTTCTGAAATGTTTTGGTATAGAGATCCAAGATATACAAAGGACTTATATTTAGTTCCAACAGATGATCTTGTTCATTATCTTTTGAATCGAGAAGAATACGACGATTCAAAAAATATTTCTTTTTCACATACAGATCCTTATGAAAGAGATAATGAAGAACTAAAACATTTTTTCAAACAAGGATACAAACCATGTTCTTCGTGGTATGAAAAAATGGTTAAAAAACTTAAATACGATAAAAGAAAAATTAACCAAGAGTTAAATTGTGAATTCTTGGGTTCGGGAGATAACGTATTTGATAACAAACAACTTGAAGATATTAAAAATGAATCTTTGCAAGAACCTATATCAAAACTTATGGGTAATTCACTTTGGATTTGGAAAGAACCAATTGAGGGTCATAAATACATTATGGGCGTTGACGTGTCTCGTGGTGATAGCGAAGATTATTCAACAATTCAAATTATTGATTTTGATGATAGAGAACAAGTTTTAGAATATGTTGGGAAAATTCCACCTGATACATTAGCAGAAGTTGCTTATAAGTGGGGTATGATGTATAATTGTTTTGTGGTTGTCGATATTACAGGAGGTATGGGTATTACAACTGTGAGAAAAATGCAAGAACTTGGATATAGAAACTTATATGTGGATGGTGTCGATGCGTTTAATGTTTGGGCAACAAATAAAGGAAATAGTGAGAAAATACCGGGAATAAATTTTAATAATAAAAGAGTTCAGATTATTGCATCATTTGAAGAATATATTAGACATAAATTTAAAATAAGAAGTGTTCGTTTGTTTAGTGAAATGAACACATTTGTTTATATAAACGGAAGACCTGATCACCAAAAAGGACAGCATGATGACTTAATTATGGGAATATCCATTGCCATTTATGTTGGAGAGTCATCGTTTTCAAAATTAGAAAAAGCAACAGACCAAGCCAAATCTATGATTGATTCTTGGGCCGTTGTCAATAATGAATCAGTTGGAAAAGAAGCACAATTTAATCCAACAATACCTAATGATAATGTATTAAGGGAAAGGGCGGGATTTCAAAATAATGGACCAACCAGAGATGATTATCAAAAATATGGTTGGTTATTTGGGGGTTTAATGAAATAAAAAAAATGGGATTAAATTTTAGAAAAAAAAGTGGAAAAATTGCTAATGGATCAAGACTTATTGTTCCTGGTCAGCAATATCTTGGGCAAAAAGTTTTTGAACCAACTTTTAAAAACAAAAAATCAGCTCCAATCGATCGAGATTTATTGGAACAAATATTGCCGTTTTTAACACCTCCACCAACCCCATCTGTAACTCCGACAAATACACCGACTAATACACCTCAACCATCACAATCGCCAACAAATACACCTACGCCAACACAAACTCCGACAAATACGCCAACTCCGACACCGACACCACCAATACCTTTCCCTCCTACGAACATCAGTATTCCTGTAGTTTCAGGGGTAAACTCTGTTGGCTCGGTGTTATTTACAACAAATGGTACATGGACTAATTCACCAACATCATATACATACCAATGGTATAGTTTAAATTATTCTGGTGGAAGTCCTACTCTACTAACAGGTGCAACTAATTCTTCTTATTTACTAACACAATCTGAAGCAAACACTTACGTTTATTGTGAAGTAACGGCAATAAATTTGTATGGTAGTGGTGTTGCTAGTAGTAGTAATAGTTCTAATTATATTTATGATAATGATTACTATGCGATTTACACAGGATACACAATTGGGCCTCCTTCGGTAGGTCAAAGTATTTTACAAAATCAACTAATGTTAGGTGTTAAATCATCGGGTGCGTGGGTTAAATTAGATTATTTCATAGTTTGTGCAACAGACGGAGATGAGTTTTATGCCTTAACTGATTGGAAAACTAACACCAGAAATTCGGTTGCTTACAGTGGATATACATTTATATCAAATCAAGGATTCTCTTTAGATGGTGTGAGTGGTTATATTGACACTCAATTTAATCCATTTACAAGTGGAGTTAATTATCAAACTTTACAATCATCAAGGTATTTTATGCCATATTCGGTCACGTCAGGTGTTTTTGATGGTGTATTGACAACTCCGAATCCATTTATAAACAGTATTCAATTAGGAAACGTTGTTACTCAACGAATTAACCAAGGTCCTTTTGATCTTAATACTGCGTTTAATTATTTAAACGACCCAAGTGGACCAAAGAACATTCCATCAGTTAAATCAATCCAAAGACTTGGTAATTCGTCTCTTAGACTTTCTAATGGAACATCAATAACTGCCAGATTGGCATTTGTAACATCCGTTCAGAATAGCAATCAGTTGATCGGAAGATCAGGAATAAATTTCGGAAATCATATTGTTGCAGGATATGCTATGGGTGGTAATTTGGTTAGTCAAAATACCGCATTTGTGACAGCATGGAATACTTATATAAACGCAATATAGGTTTATGAATATATCATAAAACACAAAAAACTATTGAAATATTTATATCTATAGTTAAATTATTAATATGGAAAATAATAATCAAAATCTGACAGTTTGGCAAAGGTTATCCAAAACATTTGGACCCGATTCAACATTGGGTCAAGGACAACCAGATTATAAGTTAGACAAAAAGGAACTTTTAAAAACTCAAGACAAGGCCGAATACGAAAGGGCGAAGTTACAAAATCAACAATCATTATATCTTAGCACCAATTGGGCTAAAGTAGAAAACAATCTTTATACCCAGGCGATATATTATGAACCAACAAGATTGGCATCATTTTATGATTATGAATCTATGGAATATACTCCCGAGATTTCAACAGCTTTAGACATCTATGCTGAAGAATCAACAACACCAGATCAAAATGGATATATTCTTCAAGTTTATTCTGAATCAAAAAGAATTAAAAGTATATTAGTAGATTTATTTGTTAATGTTTTAGATATTAACACCAATCTACCAATGTGGATTAGAAATATGTGTAAATATGGTGATAATTTTGTTTATTTAAAATTAGATCACGAAAAAGGAGTAACTGGTTGTTTACAATTACCAAATATTGAAATTGAAAGGTTGGAACGAGGGATTGACTCTAGAACATTTCAAGCAACAATAAATGTTAATAGAAAGGCTTTAAAATTTGTTTGGAAAGCAAGGGATGCTGAGTTTAATACTTGGGAGGTTGCCCATTTTAGATTATTGGGTGATGATAGAAAACTTCCTTATGGAACGTCAATGTTAGAAAAAGCACGTCGTATTTGGAAACAATTAGTTTTATCTGAAGATGCAATGTTAATTTATAGAACATCAAGAGCCCCTGAAAGAAGGGTATTTAAAGTATTTGTTGGGAACATGGACGATAAAGATGTTGAAGCTTACGTTCAAAGAGTTGCCAACAAATTCAAAAGAGATCAAGTTGTTGATAGAAAAACAGGAAATGTTGATTTAAGATTTAATCAAATGGCCGTGGATCAAGATTACTTTATTCCTGTTCGTGACCCCGCACAAGTAAATCCTATCGACACATTACCAGGGGCACAGAACTTATCGGAAATCGCCGATATAGAATACATCCAAAAGAAATTATTAACCGCACTACGTGTTCCTAAAGCATTTTTAGGATTTGAGGAAATTGTTGGTGACGGCAAAAACTTATCGTTAATGGATATTCGTTTTGCAAGAACCATTAATAGAATTCAAAAATGTATGATTGCTGAAATGAATAAAATCGCAATCATTCACTTATTCCTATTAGGGTTTGAGGACGAGTTATCAAACTTTACATTAGGTTTAACTAACCCATCATCTCAAGCGGACTTATTAAAAGTTGATTTGTGGAAAGAGAAGATTTTACTTTACAAAGATGCGGTGACCGCTATCGAAGGTATTGCACCTGTATCAGTATCATGGGCCAAAAAACATGTATTAGGGTTCTCTGATGAAGAAATTAAACTTGATTTACAACAACAACGTATTGAGAAAGCGGTTGGTGCTGAGTTAACAAACACCGCAACAATCATTACTCATTCAGGAATATTTGATAACGTTGACAAACTATACGGTAATAAATCAGGGTCAACCGCAAATGCTGGAGGAACTCCACCACCACCTCCAGGAGGTGATGAAGGGGGAGGAGAATCAATGCCACCACCACCCCCACCTGAGCCAGGTGGAGGTGAGGGTATGACACCAGAATCTTTTAAACGAGATAACTTAAAAATTCTATTAGAATCAAACTCATTAACGGATGAGGATTCATATATTGATTTATCCAAGGGAAAAAATTCTTTAGGAGAAATGGAGGCTCAACTGAGTAAACTTCTAAAAGATTGATATTTATAATAAAAAAACGAAAATGATTAAGTTTGGTATATTAAAATCTAAGATAGAAAAAGTTTTATTAGAATCATATTCTAACGATACTTTTAAAGATGAGTTAAAGAATTTTAAAAAATTGGTATTGGAAAATAAAAATATCAGTAAGATATTTTATTTGTACGATGAATTGAGT